ACGTTGTTCTACCTTGTCTATAGTTACGTGTTCTTGTACATTATATTTTATGTGCATAGGATGATAGTTTCCTATTGAGTTACACCCTTTCATAAAAGGTTTTAAGTTGAGGTGCTTAATAGTATCGGGATCAATATAGTAAAAATCAATCAAATTATTACTACCGTCAAAACTAATTGCACAATTTAACTTAATAACATTACTTGGAGTTGGCAACTGATCTAGATATTTTTTCATAGGTTCGATCGAAATACCAATTTCATTATTAGCATTTTCAATCAATGTATGAAAATTACTAGTTCCTATTTCTATAAAATCATACTTCATCAAAGGGAAACCTATTTCTAAACTTACTTTTGTAATGTAGTATTCTTGCGTTACTTTGATCTTTCTTGAAAAAGAAATTATTATAAACTCTTGAATCAAAAACTTTTACTTTAGCACCTTCAATATCAAGTATAGTGTTAACACTTGAACCAGATGTAATTTTACATATCCTATTAAGACCGTTTTGATCACCACCTACTAGTAATGCTTCTTTACTCCAAACATCTAGAAAGTGTAATGCTCTACTGTTGTGTTTCCAAAAATTTACACCAGAGTTTAAATGATTTTTTCTAAAGGTTACTCCTACGTCATACTCCCCAATAGCATCGTCTATAGGGTGTTGCATAATGCAATCAATATCAATCCATGCAAGCCAACTATCTTTTGGAATACGTTGTAATGCATCTTTAATAACAAATGGCTTTTTAGGAAATTTCTGAAGTGCTTTATCGCTAGTTGTACTTTCAAAAGGCTTACCATATCCTAGTCCGCCAAGATCATACACCATTGGATCATATCCTATTTTCTTAATACTGTCAATGCAAGGATTAATAAACCGTTTTAAATTAATGTCACTAGCAACTACAATGTTGAACTTCATATCTGTCTACGTTTTCTCATTTTATCAAATGTATCTTCGCCTATTATTGGCCTACATACTTTTTCTTCAAACCATGGATTAAATGTTCCATGTTTTAAAATTGCATCAACAAAATAAGCCGATCGTTGTGATGTAAGTTCCCACGATTGTTTATCTCTAGGATTACGTCCTACCGAACAATGAATTCCTTGTACAGGTCTATTAGATAAACCTTTAGTAACTTTTCCTAAATCATAAATGCTATTTGCAATCTGATATAACATTTCTTCGTCTTGTCCTTTAGGTTCAATTCGCGGTCTTATATTTTTTGTATCTTCGTACCATTGAGATTTTACAAAATGTAAACCACTCATACGATTATGTTGACCTTTTTTGTTGCGTATAATATTACTAAATGGCAACCCAGATTCTTGCATAAGCATTAAATGAAATGGTTGAACAAATTCAGTATGCATTATATCTACATCGGTAATATAGTAATACTTAGTTTTCCAAGTTGGTGTTAAAATGTATCTATATGTTGCAACATGATAAGTGTTTGGTAATTGATGAATTCTAACATCTGGATCATTTATTTTTGATACTGCATTTAAGTCATCAACCCAAATTTCAATCTTACAACCAGGATTACTAGTTTTACAAAAGTATATAAACGGTTCTACGAAATTAACATATAAGTTATTAGCAGTTGTAATAAATGTTAGATCTCGAGGATCAAAAGAAATTATACGATTCATTATTTTTTCCTACAGTGTCTAAGTTTAACTAATTCTTCTTGTATGTTAAAGAATGCCTTAGTATAAACGTCTTCGACAATACGATTACAATCATGTACAAATATATCAGTATTCTTATTTGCTAATTTATTAGCCATATAGATACTTTGCATACGTCCGATACTTTTCTTTTTATTTCCTGGAGGTCCGTCAACAAATATTACGTCCCATTCGTGCTCATAAACAACAGAAGGTAAGGTAATTTCTAAGTTAGAAAAGTTATTAGAATTGTATTCGTCTAATAGTTTTTGATAATCTTTTATGTTTGATGTATATTCAATTAAGAATACATCTTTAGTTTTTTCTAGTACCCATTCCGGATCATGTTCTAGAAAAATTGTAGTACCGGTATTAGCGTGTCTCCAAAATTGAGAATCATGTCCAGTACCAAATATTAATAAATTTTTATTTCCAAGTCTTTCGGCAATGTAAGCATATTCGGATCTTTCCATTTGTCCTTTTTTAACTTTGGACATAAGGGTATCTAGTTCATTGTTAAATTGATGCATCTTCCATGCCCGCTACACGTAACTTAGTAATGTTTGTAATCTGCCATTGCTTCTGATCAAGTCCTTTCGAGATTCCTAACCATTTATTACGCATAAGAGCAAACTCGTTAATAATCTTTTCGTAGTCAACAACGTCTGCCTCACCGTCAACGTATTTTTCAACGTCACGACTGCTTAATGCACGTTGATAGTTTTCAAGATATTTTTTAAAAAAACTACTACGAAGTCTACGAAGTTCGATATTAAGATACTCAAGTATTGCTTCAAGTTCTTGTAATTGATTAAAACGATGCTCGACAAGGCCGGGCATTTCTGCCGCGGCCTTCTCTAGATTTCCATAAATTCGGATTTCTTTTTTTGCTTCAATAAGTTCTGCTTCGAAGTATGATATAGCATCTGGAATATGGCTAATATCTTTTGATATTTTGCTATACCACATTATTAATCCCAATCATCATCGTCTGAAACTAGTTCTTCATCTATATCAAGATAATAGTTAATTGCTGAATCAAGGAAATCGCAGTTACCAATGGCATCTTTAAGCGCATCATCACCAACACCATAATCTGCTAAAAGATCAACAAACCTTTCAGCAAGTGTTTCGAGATGTTTCTTATCTGTATGCTCTTTAAAAAGATTCCATATATCTACAACTTGTGAACTATCCATAAAACAAATTACTCCTCAGTTACTGGTTCCTGTACTACAGTTTCATCAGGTTCGATTTGAACCTCTTCATCTGTAATTAGTTCTTCCTCACGGTTACTAAAGTCATTCATGACTTGATCTAATAAAGTGCCGCCGGCTTCCCAAACTTTACGATATTCTTTAACTTCTTCGCCTGTAGTAGTAACATATTTAAGTCTGTTACCATCTTTAACAAGCATACCTTTTTTCTCAAAAAGATCAACAAGTCCACTGTAAGGATTCATACCAGTTTCGTATGGAATTTTAACTTGTACGCCTTCGAACGGTTTTGCGTAACGTGTTTTCATTACTTTACAACCTGCTCTAATTCCACGCACTTCGCTAATTTTATTACCATCTTCATCTTCTTTTAGTTTTAGTTTTTTCATTGCTACAACAATTGAAGATGCATAGATAAATCCTTGTCCACCTGAAATCTTATCATCTGGATCGAACATATCTTGCGATGCGTATGTATGGTTAGTACATACCAAGCCAACATTGTGTGAGCCAATCATATTAACTGTGTTACGAACAAGTGAAGTCAATGCCTTAGGCTTACGACCCATATCACCTTTCATATCACCCTTGTTAAACTGATCAACATCAGTAGGTGTTAGCAACATACCTAAACTATCAATAACAAATAATACTTTAGGACGTTCTTCATCCGGCATTTCTTTATAGTCTGCCATAAATGTTGAAATTGTTTTTGCTACATCATCAATCATTGACATATTAAGTTTAAGAAGTTTTTCTTCACTTGTGTCAACTTCAAGAGCCTGTAGCCATGTTTCATCAAGTGCGTTCTCTGAGTCAATTAGAACTACAAAGATGCCTTGATCTTGTGCCGCCTTTACAATGTTACCTGCACAGATATATGATTTACCTGCACCAGATTCTCCTGCAAAAACAGTTACCTTACCTAGTGGAACACCTTTGTTAAAGTCTCCTGAGATAAGGAAGTTGAGTGCATAGTTACCTGTACTAATCCAATCAGTAGGATCGTTAAATCCTGCACTCATGCCTGAAATAGATTTAGTTAAGTTTTTACGAAACTTAGAAACGTCAAATGCTTTACTAGCCATGGTTTCTCCTTTAGCATAAAAAGGGTGACCGAAGCCACCCTTTAATTATTATTACTGTGCTTGACGTGAACGGATCATTGCCAAGATATCTTCGGCTTTACCATTATCGCTTGCTGGTGCCGACACCGGTGCTACTTCTGGTGCTGGCGCCGCAGGTGCTTCTACTACTGGTGTAGTTGTAGCCTCTGGTGCTGTCGATACTGGTGTAGTCGGAGCAGATGATTGAGTATTCGGATCACCTGTACGTGCCGCCATCCCTGCTGGACGGAAGTACTGTCCCCAACGTTCCGGATCATATGCTTCACCGTCAACTGATGCTTGGAACATTTCTTGCATTACTTTAACTTCTACTTCACCTGGTTTCTTAGGTAAAAAGTCGCTCATGTTAAACAATCCATTTGTGTTAACTGCTTGCATCTCTGCATCAGTTAATGGACGCTCTCTACGTGACCATTGTGATGTTGAGTAATCAGCATAGCCGCCTTTAGAAGTTTTAATAAGTCTAAAGTCTACTCCTGCTGTATAATCAGTTGGTAGTTCTTCCATTTCAGGATCCATTAATGCACCCTTAATGATTTGGAAAATTTGTGGACCAATAATAAAACGTCTGATTGGATTTTCTGGAGTTTTGTCTTCATTAAGACCGTTCTCAGTTACAAAACCTTGGAATACGTATGAACGCTTTTTCCAATACTTACGACCCATATCTTCTAGAGTTGGATCTTTAAACCATCCGCGAACTTCGCTTA